CCAGAGTCTGTAGCTGCATTAGTGCTCATTACACTATCAATTGCAGTCTTGTCAAAAGCTGAGAAACCGTTGGTTACTTTATCCAGCTCAGTAACCTGACTCTTAGTAGCGTTAAAGCCACCATCTTGAAGCCAGGATTGCATCATTCTTTTAAATATATCATTATTACCGCCTGACATTTGCTTAAGCTCTTGAGCCATAGCTGGTAGGTTATCTCCATTTTGCAGACCGTCTTCAAAACTTGATTGCAAGTCATAAAGCCCCATGCCACCGTATTTGCCAGGGTTATACTTTTGTAGGGCTGACATTCCCATCCATTGCCACTTATCATTATCAGGTTGGAAAATACCGTTTAAGCCACTGATAACATTAGCACCTTGTTGCCCTGTAAGCTTAGTCATGCCGTTCTCGTTACCTATCCTATCTAAAGTAGTCTGATAGGCTAGTATTTGAGAGGAGCTTCCATCTTTAAAGGTTGTATTGATATTGCTAAGCAAGGACGTATGTGCTTGCATAACCTCCATAATACGGGGAAGCATACCTGATTGGCTTACAGAGCCTGCTATCATATCTGCAAATTCTTTAGGCTGTGTAACACCACCTAGCTGTTTAATGCCCCCTATGCTACTACCTACTTGAGCTGAGTCTAAACCATAGCCTCTGGAAAACATTTGTAAGCCATATTGTTGGTTAGCACCGAGAGCGCCACCTCTTGAGCTGTAAGCATCTTGAAGTGCCCAGGACTCTGACTCAGTGTATCCCATATTGCTTCTTCTACCTGTATTTGCTGCTTGCTTGTACATATCGACTGCAGAGCCGTTATAGCTATAGCCTCTGATACGTTGTGCTAGGTCTAACGAGCCTACCTGCCTTTGGTATGCAATTTGGTATGCATCTGTAGCCATTGACATAAGACTTCCAAGACCTGCTAAGCCTAAGGTAAACTTACCTACAGTGCCTGCAATGCTACCAATTTTACTGATTGCACCACCCAGTGCGCTAGTTATAGCCCCAGCTGAAAAGCTATTACCACCGCCGCCGCTTGAAGAGCCTGAGCCACTACCTGAGCTGCCACTACCTGGTACTTTAAACTCAAATTTGTTCGCCTCTGAGTCCCTTTTCTTATATAGCTTTTCTACCTCAAAGACTTGTCTTCTTAGTACATCTAGCTCTTTTTCCCTGGCTTTGATTTTATCATTAATTTCTATCTTATCGACCATATTAGCAGACCGCATTTTATCTGTGAGGTCGTCTATTATATCATTTTGCTTTTTGAACTGACCGTTTACCTCATCCATAGTGCCCTTAAAACGCTGCTTAAACGTGTCAAGCGCACGGAAAGATGAATCGTCAAAAATTCCACCCTTCCGTGCGCCTTTGTCTATTTCACCCATAACGCCTTTAAGGTCACCTTTAAGGTCTTTTAGGCTACGTTCTAGCTGCGTAAATTCACCTTTGGCTGAAACTCTTATGGACTGTTCTGACGTTGCCATAATTCTCACCCCCTATTAATTAGTCTACATCCTGCCAACTATCACTATCACTATTGTAGTTTATTTTAGGCATATCTGATAGTTTATCATCCATATCATCAGTGTCCTTGTCATAGTTCTCATATTCTGCATCTTCGTATACTTTATTACCACTAGCCTCGTCACTAAGCCTTTGGTCCACTGCCATATGTGTAAACTCTAGGTCTATTTGTTCTGGTGTCATACTTAGTATTCTAGGGTCAGTAGGGGGCAGGCAGCCACCGTTACCTGCATAAAACTTCCTTAGCGTCCAAAGTTTACGCTCACTCGGTAACTCCGCTATTTCCTGTAGGTTCTGTCTCACGTGGTTTACGAAAGGAGTTTTCCCATACCTCGTACTTTGCAAATACATGGAATAGCATATCAAGTTCTTCTACTTCTTCAAGCTTCATTAGCCACTCAGGACGCTTAACTAGCAGCACTGTAAGAGTAGCCATAACTTGAGCCATTTCCTTTATACTACTATCTACTAGGTTAATATTTACTACACCATTGAGTCTTAAGTACTCTGATTTTAGAGCTCCCATTCTCATATAGTCCTTCATGCTAGGTCTTTTGAATACTACGGTGCCTTCATACTTATTACCATATAATGACATATAGTCTATACGTATACCTTCTTGCGCTTCACTACCTAATCTAACTTGCTCTGCATTTTCCATAAGTTTTTTTACTATTTCCATATTTTCTGCATTTTGTGCCTTTTCCATTGTTAACCAGCTCCTTCATATTTTTATATATTTACCATAATTAGATTATAAAACAGCCTCCACCAAAAAGGTAGAGGCTATTAAAATTAAAATACCCTGTAGGATACCTACGAAACTGATTCGGCAGTTCCTTGGTCAGCTGCTAAGTAAGACCATGTGGCATTTTCACCTGCTATAGCATTAGCTTTAAAGTTCTCAGAATAGTCATTAAGTGAACAACCTCTGTAAACTACTACTATGTCATTTGTGAATCTGTCTGTAATCTCAATATCAATTACACCCATATTTAAGATACCTACACCTAGTGCAGCTAGCCCTAAATCTTTTAAAGACTTAGTTCTAATCTTAAATTTATCAAGGGACACTGTGCCATCATACTTCAATGGTACATGCTCTTGTGGCATAATAGAGCCTATTTCATACTGGCCTTCTTGACCGAAAGAACGCTTACCGTCTACAGACTGTGCTCTTCCGACTTCTACACCACCTATTTTTAGTTTTATAGTATGCCCTGCATGTGCAGTTTGTTTACTAATACTAGCCATATACGTATACCTCCTTTGATTATAGTGTTAAATGTGTAGTTAATAGGAAGTTGTTGATTGGTAATGTAGGGTAACCTTCCCACTGTAGTATAAATGCTGTGCCGTTTTTTACTACAGATACAGTAGCCGAGTCGTATCCAGATATATACTTAGCTGTTTTGAACCCTTCTATTAAAGTTACTAAATCATTGTACATAGTAGTCTCTATGCCTACTACACCTGCTTGACCTACAAACTTGTCGTCCATGTATTCTCTAATAGTTTGGTTCATATAAACTTTTGTAGTTGATACAGATAATTCACACTCTGTTAAGTCAGCACTTGCAGATGTAGTAACCCCTTGAACTATTCTATAGCCTTTATTACGTACATACTCTGTTGGTGCTATATGTGCCGCTAATAACGTATTAATGTCAGTACCATTGTATATTTTTCCTAGTCCTGGGAATGATACGTATTTATAAGTGATTGGGACTTCAGGTTCTTGACCAGCCCAGGTACCTGCATAAGCTGCTGCTAGGTACTCAGAACCACAGAGTACTGAAGCACCAGTTGAATCATAGTTATAAACCTCTGGTGTAGCTAGTACTACTAACTCAGAGGCAAAGGCTGCTTGTAGTGCTGCTATTGCAGATACTGTAAGTCCTGCCGCATGACCCACAAAGGCCCATCTTTCTCTCTTATTTAGCACACTAGACATTAGGGTACAATGTGCAAAAGCCTTAGCATTAATAGATACAGAGTTTGATGCCACTACAATCCCGTCTATGCTGGCACTTTGTAGACAGTCAATAGCTGATTGCCAGTCTGTGTCTGTGGCTGATTGTGCTACTGGAGAGAACTCTATAAGGTCAGCTCCATGCGCCCACATTATCTTCATAAGTTCTAGTGCTTCGCATTGTCCTAGTGCGGCGGCTGCTAGAATAGGGTCATTGAAGTCAGACACTGAGCCTACAGTACAGGTGTTAGATGCATTTGGTACTCCAACCATAGCTAGAGTTTTAAAACCACCTGCAGTTACAGCTGTCATGCTAGTCGTATCTACAGTTGAATAGGAACCTGGACGCTGAATAGTAGCGCCTCCGAAAGATATATTAATAGCCATACTGTGTTACCTCCTTTTATCTGTATACTCTGCGGGATTGAGTGTCGAAGTCTCTTTCCCACTCTTCTTTACTTCTTGGTGTTTCCCTGTCATTTGCTGGTTCTACTTTAAAACTTGCAAGAAGTCCTGGATTAATTGATTCAGACTTTACAAAATCTTCCAATACAAGCATAGCATCTTTTATAGTTTGCATAGCTGCTGCAGCTTCTTCAGCTGTTGTTCCTGTTGCCACTTCTTCGGGTGTAACCTCCGCTGCTGCTTCAGGTGTAACCTCCGCTGCTGCTTCAGGTGTAACTTCCGCTGCTGCTTCAGGTGTAACCTCCGCTGCTGCTTCAGGTGTAACCTCCGCTGCTGCTTCAGGTGTAACTTCCGCTGCTGCTTCGGGTGTAACTTCCGCTGCTGCTTCAGGTGTAACTTCCGCTGCTGCTTCAGGTGTAACTTCCGCTGCTGCTTCAGGTGTAACTTCCGCTGCTGCTTCAGGTGTAACTGTTGTAGTATCTTCTTCCATATATATCATCCTCCTATTAATTTTTTTTTTATTTAAGTGATGTAGCTGCTGTAATACTATCAATGCTGTCTACAGTGCTTACAAAGTTTACGTCTAGTGGGTTTAAGTAGGTCATTGTAATGGTAGACCAGTACAGAACCATAGGTGCCTGCGCCATAGTGCTATCTTGCTCGTCTCTACCACCTCTTAGCGCTATGTTAAGAAGGCCGCTGCTTACAAGGTCAGACCTTACAGCGAATAAAGTAGCTCGCACAACTTGGTATAACTTGTCTCTCTCGTCTGCGTTAGTGTGCCACACACGTATTTCCATTGATTCATCAAAGAAGGTACCATAGAATGTGTCGAGTTCTTTAGTAGTTGAGTTGTAGCGTGTGCCTTCACCATCTGTTATAGATTGCGAGGTCTCACTATCGTCTGTACGGTTTATCCCAATACACGGAAGCTCTGCGGGACTCTGTGGGTCTGCCTTGAGTACTTTTACAGTAAGATTTCCTGTATACCCAAAGTTTACTAGTTCCACTTTAAGCCTTTTAACTAATTCATCTTTTACGTCTACCGTGTTAAATGTAAAACTCATTTAATTACCCCCTAATCCCATAAAGTATAAGTCCATTTCAAACCCAGTTCTAATGAGTTGTAGTACCTCTTCTCTTGTATTCTCAATGACCGCCTGTCGAATAGGTCTGGCCTTTACACCTGGAAATTGCCACGAATTAGGGTCCGAATTAGACG